CTAATTCAAAGGATTATGATGTTACAAACGGCGCGACACATTGGGAAAATGTCAATGCTTTTGGTAAACCGTATTGGATTAAATCAATGAAAATGACGGTGATTATTGGGGATCACCGCTTTTATAAACCAATAGAAAAGGGGATAAAATGACAATCAGGTTTTATGCAAAAAACGTTTATGGTAATGTATTATTCTATCCGGTTGATTATGCAAAAGAGATTTTCGTTTTGACTAATTGCCGGACGCTAACGAATAAAACTATTCATGCATTAGAGCAAATGGGTTTTAAATTTCAGGAAGTCTTACAATCTTCGATTCAAAACGAGGTGACAAAATGAATTACACTTTAAAATTAGTTCCAAATTGGGAAGAAAATTTAAGAGAAAAACACAAAGTTCGTTTACGTGATTCTGGTGACTGGAAACGAAGTGAAGCTGGTTCAAGTTTAGTAAAACGGATAAAAGAAATTTATCGGTTATCTGGTGATGCAGAATTTGTTAATGAAATTAAACTACCAAAAAACGAAAGGGAATAAAAAATGCAATCAAAAATAAGAATCGGAAATTATGGTCAGTATTCATCGTCAAATTATGGTTCGTCCCGTTTTATTGAAATAGGAGATTTAACGCTTTATATTTCCTATGAAACGGTTATTGCATACAAATTTAGGGGAACGCTTGTTGTTAGAGAAAATGACTGGAAACAGACAACGGGAAAGCATTTAAACTGGATTGACGGCGGGAATAAAAAACAAAGAATACCAGGTACACAATTTGAATCTCAATTAAATAATGTTTTATTATTGTGCAATTTATGTATTTGAGGAGATGAATAAAATGCCAAACAAAAAACTAGGAAATAAATGTTTAGTGGATACGTTTAAAATATATGACGGAAATGAGGATAAAACCGAAGAATTTAAAATTGATAGCTCTATTTTCGTCGAAATGGATGGTTTACATTGGGATTCATCCGAATATGATTCGATGGAAGAATTTTTACAATCTATAATAAATCATAGCTATTTAGTTGCTATGGGGAAGGAATAATATGTCGTCAAAAACCTTAATCAAAACGTGTACAACTACCGACGGAAAAACCACATTAACAATTTTTAAAGTTTATGACTGGCGTTTTATCCGATTTACCGTTGAGCTAAAAACAAATGGAAAGTTAATCGGAAAAGCAATCGTCGATAATTACGAACAAGCGCTGCTTAAATGGTATAATTTACTCGACGACGGAATTAGATTTAATAACTATCAATTTGAGGTGAAAAAATGAAAATCGAATTAACACAAACTGAAATTTATATGATTGAGCAATTAATTGAGCAAGAAATTAATTTTGCCCAACAAGAACCTGAACACGATAGTGAAATAAAAGCACAAATTAAGCTATATGAAAAATTATTGAAAAAATTAAATAAACTTTAAAAATCTGTTAATAAAAACACTTGACAACGCATTATTTTTTATTATAATGCGTTCATAATTACTAATAAATCAGAAGGGCGGATTATATATGTTTTTAAGTAAACTTTTAACTACAGAGGAAGTAGCCGGGATGTTACGGGTAAATGTTCAGAGTATCCGTAGATGGGCAATTTCGGGAAAACTTCCGTCGATTAAACGTGGTAAGTGTTATTTATTTGAAGAACAGTCTATTTTAACCTTTTTACAGCTTACAAATGCCCCCGACAAACACACAACAAGTTCAATCGAATAGCCTGGAATTACAGGGTTATTTAGATTATTATGCTTCCCTCGGGTTTGTGGTATTTCCTTTAAAGGGAAAAATACCTATCGGCCCAAAATGGCAATTTACTGCGTATGAGCCGTTTCCTTCCGTTAAAGATTTTAAACAGCACAATTTCGGAGTAGTTTTGCAGGAAGATGATCTGGTGATTGATATTGACCCGCGGAATTTTAAAAATGGGGTTAATTCAATTACCTTATTAAAAGACGCTCTTAAACCGGCGGAATTATCTCATACTTTAACGATTCAAACTGGTTCGGGCGGTTATCATCTTTATTATAAAAAACCCGTTGGAATGCCGATTATGAAGAATCTACCGGCATTTCCGGGGTTAGATTTCCTTTCAAAAGGATGTTATGTCGTTGGCGCGGGAAGTTATCATCCTGACACCTTAAAAGAATACTTTATTCACGACCGGGCCATGTTAATTAATCCCGCGCCGGCAAAGTTATTAGATTTAATTCAAAAAGCTCAAACGATCGTTTCACAGGCTGAAAGGATACCAAATGAGAAATTTTCAGATGATGGACAAACAATTAATCGTTATCGGGAATACCTCGAAAAAACTCCTGGTGCTGTTGAAGGAGAAGCCGGGGATCATACAACTTATGCAGTTGCGGCAAGAGGTCACGATTTTGGTTTATCACCTGAAAAAACTTTTGAATTATTATCAGAATACTATAATCCGAAATGTGTACCTCCATGGCCCGCCGATCAATTACAATCGAAAGTTAATAATGCATATCGGTACGCTGTTGCTAACTTGGGAATTTCATCGCCGGCTCATCAATTCAGTGATATTAAGATACAAGAAACCCCCTTTCAATGGGACCGGACGACGGCGGGGCAATATAAAAAAGACTCGCAGTTAAATGTAGTTAATTTTTTAAATGGCGCGTTACATTGTCCGATGAGAGGTATATTTGCTAAAAATCTATTTTCTCAAGACATTGTTTTTAAAAAGCCGGCGCCGTGGCACAAATCGACCGATCGAGTTTTCTTATTAGATGATGAACAGATTTTACTTTTTAAAAATTATTTAGCCGAAACATATCTGTTTGAACCAAAAACATCAGCGCTTTTTGAAGCAATTGTTGTTTCTGCGTATAATAATTCATTTCATCCGGTTAAAGATTACTTTAATTCGTTAGAATGGGACCAATTCCCGCGATTAGCAACTTGGCTCTCTAAATATATGGGTGTTGACGATAATACTTATACGCGCTCGGTTGGGTTAAAAACGCTGACAGCCGCGGTTAAACGGATTTATGAACCCGGATGTGAATTTGATAATATGCTAATTTTAGAAGGTGATCAAGGTATCGGTAAATCACGCGCGGTTGAAATTTTAAGTTCTCCATGGTATTCCAATCAGAAAATTCATATTGCCAATAAAGATGTAGTGTCAACGATGTTTGGTCAGTTGATTGTTGAAATTGCTGAAATGGAAGCGCATCGAAAAGCTGAAGTTGAGGAAATGAAAGCATTTTTAAGTTGCGCGAAAGATCGTGTACGGTTGCCATATATGAGAATTGCAAAAGATTATCCTCGGCAATGTATTTTCATTGGTACGTTTAATCCAAAAAAAGATGAGGACATCGGGTATTTGAAAGATATGACCGGGAACCGCCGGTACTGGCCGGTACATTGTAAATCAATTGACCGCGATGTACTTTATAAAGTCAAACACCAGTTATGGGCTGAGGCTGTTCATCATTATAAAAATAAAACAAAGATTTATTTAGATGATGCTAAGATTGAATTAATGGCGCGCGAAGAACAGGAAAAACGGGTAGGGTTTGACCCATGGCATTCGAAAATTAAAGAATGGGTAAATCAGCATGAAGTTTATAAACATCGTTTAGTTATTAAAGGTGATGAAATTTATACTGATTGTTTAAGTGGTAAAATAAATTTTTATGATCGCCGGGCGCAAACTAGAATTGCTGATATTATGGAACGGATTGGATGGACCCGCGGGGTGCATTATTCCGTTGAACGTAATGAACCAACCCGCGGCTATAAAAGGCCGATGATAGAATGAAAATTTTAATTGGATTAATAATTTTATTTTTTGGTATTTGTATCGGCATCATGTTAGAAGTTCAGACTAATAAAATCAAAAAGGCAGAAGAAGCTATGAAAGGGGGTGACAAATGAGTTATTGCCGAGGTTTAGTTAAACAATACAAAAAAATTATGCGTCAATACGAGTCTAACATCGGGTGTAATAAAGTAAAACGCGCACAAGTTGATATTGATGCGTATGAAATTAAAAGAGATAGTATAGAATCACGCCGCCGCAGACAGCTTAATGGCGGTGATTTTAGGTTTGTGCGATGATTGATGATCCGACAATAAGATTAGCATATGATTTAGGTTTTCAAAGTGGTGTTCGGATAACATTATCTGTTATTGCACCTTTATTTACTGGATGGATGATGTTTTTAGTATTTACAGGAAGAATTGTACATAAGGGGAAAAATGATGGAACCAAAAAAAATTAATTTGTGTCCGTTATGTAAACGTAAATGGAAAATTGTTGAAGAATCCGGCAAAACAGGGCAAGCATTTTTTGTTTGTCTATGGTGTGAAATTTCAACTTGGGTCCGCGACCCGATGGTTGGGTTATGGGACCAATTCGAAAAAGTTAAATGTACAATCTGCAGCAATATGATGAATTTTTTCTGCCGATCAGATGAATACTGCAAATGGTATTGCCCTAAATGTAAAACTACAATTGAGACACACGACCCGGAAAAACATAAAAAACTAAATCCGGAAAAAAGACCGGAAGATATTGAAATTATTTAATGTGGAATGAGCTGACCTTTTTCGGGAAGATGTTTTTAATATTCGGAACTTTTTTTATTTTTATAATTTGGATTAGCACGGAGGATTGTTCATGATCAGTATTATCCATCAAGAAAAAATTAATGAAGCGCAGTTTTTCTTAGAAGGCCGAACTTTAAAAATTTTATTTACTGAAGATTTAGGCACTTTTTATGTTCTAACTGTACCAAAGGGCGTGCGCTTTAAAAAATTAAAACTGTTTGTTAAATTTATATCCTTATTAATGAAATGATTATCGAAAAGAATAAAAAACTATTTCCATTTCAAATTGAGGCGATTGACTGGATGATCAACCATCGACATACGTTACTGGCTCACGAAATGGGACTTGGGAAAACTGCTATGGTGATTGGATTAATTAATAAACTCCAACTAAATCGAGTTTTAATTGTTTGCCCGGCGTCAGTCAAGAGAAACTGGTTGCGGGAATTAAATAATTGGTTGGATAAATCTCTTTCAATTCAGATCATTGAAAAAAGAACTGATATTATAGAACCTTTTACTCAAATAGTGATTGTAAATTATGATTTAATCACCCACAGCAATATTTTTAATCAGATAAGAGAGATTCAATTTGATCTCGGGGTGTGCGATGAAGCACATTACCTAAAAAACATGAAAGCGAAACGAACTTATGCTGTCTTATCCAAAAACGGTCTTATACGTAATTGTATTCGGTCTGTTATGGTTACTGGTACTCCTATTCTTAATAGACCAATTGAGCTATACCCCATTCTTAAGGTACTCTCCCCGGCTACAATTGATCCTTACAATGATTTTTATAAGTTTGGCCGTCGTTATTGCAATGCTTTTATGGACGGTTTCTCGTTTAATGTAAATGGTGCTTCTCATACTGAAGAATTAAATCAAAGGTTAAAATCTAATTATATGATACGCCGTACAACTTCTGAAGTTGCGCCTCAATTACCATCCAAGAGATACCAAATGATATTTTTATCAATGAATAAAGATACGCAAATAAAAATGGATGTTATTGAGAACGCGGTTAAAAGAGATTTTAGTTACCAAAGACTTGGGACCGGCGGGGGTGAGTTAGCCACCCTTCGCCGAGAAACTGCGGAAAAAAAACTAGACGCCGCTATGGAGTATATTATTAATTGTGTTGAACAAAACGAAAAATTGGTGATTTTTGCATATCACCATAGCGTGATTAAACGCTTAGAAAAAGAATTGGAGAAATATGGTACGACCATACTTGACGGAACTAAAACTAGCATCCAAAGGCAAAAAGTTCTTCATAATTTTATACAGGGGAAAAATGATAAGGTCTTTATCGGACAAATACAAGCTGCTGGACAAGGCATTGATGGATTACAACAAGTCTGTTCGAATGTACTTTTCATTGAGTGGTCTTGGGTACCCGGCGAAATCGAACAAGCGTGTAAAAGAGTCCATCGTATCGGACAAACGAAACCGGTCTTAATTCAATTTTTAGTTTGGGAAAATTCTATTGAAGAACACATGATGAGAGTTGCTTTAGAAAAAGTTGAAGTCATTAGAAAGGTGATGAAATGAACGGCAAAAAAGCTAGAAAAATCAGAAAATTTATTTACGGAGATGATTCACCTCTTTTTCGGCATTATGTTTTTTTAGAAAATGGGGTGAGAATTAATCGGGGCCAATTGGTGAAACTAAATTCACCGCAAGGGCCAATTCAACTCTCGAAAAGAGTTTTATATAAAAAAACAAAAAAGTCAGGACTGAATTTTGTCCAAAACTACAAACCCTAGGAGAAATATGAAAAAAATAATGTTAGTTTTAATTGCTGTTTTTATGACGACAGCGATGGCACAGGCTTTTAGTCGAGTTCTTCCGCCAAAACCAGTCATTAACGATGTATTAATTCCGGATAATTCAAGTTGGACTGGAATTAAATACAACGGTGTTCCAATAAATGCAGGATCAAATGTTATTGGGAGTAATGTTAATTATATTTATCAATTGGCAACGTATTCAACTTCAGATGGGGGTTTAACTGTCCAAGTGTATTTAAAAAACATGGCTCCAATTGCATACACAACAGCATTAGCCAGTTTAAATAATCTTAATCCGTCAGTAATTGTCGGTGATTCTCATGTATTTCAAGATTCAGGAGTTGTTTTTCCCAGATCAGTTTATTTAGGACATCCAATGACAACAACTAATATTGGTGACTGGTCATGGCAAATTATTTTAAGTTTTAAGGTAAATAAGGAATCAGTATCAACCTTCAATTCTGATTTAAACATTTGGGTTCAAGGTAAACTATCTCAAAAAACTAACTCAGGTAACACCACATTTTACTGGAAATAAAAGGAGAGAAAAATGTCAATTGAAGTTGAATTAAAACGTATTGCAGATGCTTTAGAAAATATTGTCGGAAAAAATACAGTACCCGCAGCACAAATTGATCCGGTTAAGAAACCTAAAAAAGAAAAACCGGAAGTTGAACAAACAGCACCGGCACCTGTTACTGAATCAGTGTATACCTCTGATCAGTTGATGGTAGTTTTAAGAAAACATGCAGAAAAATTCGGTGCGGAAAAAAGCAAAATGTTGATGAAGAAATATGGGGCTACTTCACCAAAGATTGTTGAAATTCCAGTGAAAAATTATCCGGCTTTGATTGCTGAAGTAACTGCGCAATTAGAAGCGGATCCAGGGATAGTTTAATGGAACAAAAACACTCAAAAATCGGTGCTTCGACGTGTGAACGCTTGTGGAATTGCCCCGGCAGCGTCCGTTTGGTCGCTACCATTCCGCCGCAACCGCCGTCGGAGTATGCCGCGGAAGGCACCGCTGCACATGAACTAGCTGAAAAATGTTTAAAAACAGATAGTAATGCATCCGATTTTATTGGTCAAAATGCTGAAAATGGCATTGAATGGACCGATGAAATGGCCGAACACGTTCAAGTATACATCGATGAAGTTCGTCAGCAAGCTGAAGGTGCTGACCTTGTTGAAATTGAAAAGAAATTCCATTTAAGAGAAATCGACCCCGATGCCTTTGGGACTAATGACGTAAATATCCAATTTTTTTTACGCCGTTTAATTGTCGAAGATTTTAAATATGGAAAAGGTAAAGCAGTTGAAGTTGAAGGTAATAAACAACTGCTTTACTATGCCCTTGGCGCTTTACTTCAAGGGGATTATGACGAAATTGAAATTGTCATTGTTCAGCCCAGAGCGCAGCATAGAGATGGCCCAATTCGTAGATGGGTGATTTCTCGACAAGAACTCGAAGAATTTGCGGTTGAACTAAAACAGAAAATCAAAGCAACAAAAGATCCAAAAGCTCCTTTGATTGATGGTCCGTGGTGTCATTCAACTTTCTGTCCGGCAATTGCGGTTTGTCCAAAAGTCCGGAAGAATATTGAAACCGCAGCTTCGGTTGTTTTTGATGATGTAAAAGAAATATCACCAATCCCGGCGGATAAATTAACTCCCCTTCAATTACGCCGGGTGTTGGACGCGGTGCCGTTAATTGACGCATGGCTTAAATCAGTTGAAGCCCATGCACTCGCTTTAGCCATGAAAGGGGAATATATCCCCGATTATAAATTAGTTAAAAAACGCGCAATAAGAAAATGGAGAGATGAACTTGAAGTTATTGCAAAATTAGGTCACTTAAATATTTATGAGAAAAAACTTCTTTCCCCTGCAAAGTTAGAAAAGATCGCGGGTAAAGAAGAAGTCAAACCATTAACTATTACTCCGGACACCGGCGTTGTTTTAGTTCACGTCGATGATCCGAGAGAAGAAGTGTCTGCTCAACTTGCACACACTGTATTCGATGAAATCAATTAAACCAAATACAAACGGAGAAATGAAATGAATGAACAAAAAAAGAATACTAAAATTTTAACCCCGGTCTTTCGGGTAAGTTATCCGAATGTTTTTACAGCAAAGATGAATGAGTTAAGTAAAAAACTAGAATTTTCAATTGTAATGTTATTCGACAAAAAAACAGCTAAGAATGATTTAGCTGAATTGAAAAAACTTTGTCAGGAAGTCGCATTGGCTCAATGGGGAGCAAAACTTCCGACAAACCTCCGCAATCCGTTTAAAGATGGCGATCAGGAGAACCAAAAAAGAATTGCCGAAGGAAAAGAGCCGCAAGAATCAAATAAAGGAATGATTTATGTTCAATCTAAATCTTCTTTTATGCCAGGATTGGTTAATCAAAAACGAGAACCAATCATAAATCAGGACGAATTTTACGGTGGTTGCTATGCCCGCGCACAAGTGAATGTGTACGCGTATTCCCAAGCCGGAAATAATGGTGTTAATTTAGGGCTTTTGCATATTCAAAAAGTCAAAGACGGAGATCCGTTCGGTAATCGGTCCCGTCCGGAAGATGCATTTTCACCCATTGAAACAGATGAATTTTTAGCAGAAGAAACCCCCGCTGTCGCTGGCGGAATGTTCGATTAAAAAATATAGTTCTTCGGTTTTGTGACCACTTAGTAAGTGGTGATGGTGGCAAGTATGCAGAAATGCAGAGGGCTTCAATTCCGTGATAAGTGATTAGACTTATCAGTGTTGAGTGAAAGGCTCAACCAAAACCGAAGGGCGCCTAAAAAAAGAAAGGAATTTAAAATGGTTGATGGACAAATTACAAATGAAAATGGGAAACCTTTACTTCCCCTTCCGGAGTTTTCTACTGTTACACGAGACAAATTAACATGGGCAGTTAAAACTAATCTGGATATGGCCTCATCTTTACAAAAAGTTTTGGATGTGGTTAAAATGTATCCAGAATTAGATGCAGATTTTGCCCGGGCGTTTAATTTAACACCCCCGCCGCCAAATAGATAATCAATCGTTGGCGGTTGCCTGTGTTACGGGGGCGTTTCACAGTGTCCAAACTCAACCGCTGACTTTTTAAATTTATGATACATCTCGATTTTGAAACTAGATCTAAAGTTGATATTTATGATGTAGGTGCATGGGCTTATAGCACCCATCCATCGACGGAAATTTTATGTATGGCTTATGCTATTGACGATGAGGAAGTTCAACTTTTCTCACATGATCGTTTTAGGTTAAATGTTTTCAATAACGTTTTACAAACAGAAGCTAAAAAAGAAACACTTTTTTCTGCATATAACGCATTTTTTGAACAGTGTATTTGGCAAAATATTCTTGTTAAAAAATACGGATGGCCGCGGATACCAATTAAGCAATGGCGTTGTACCATGGCTAAAGCGCGGGCGCGGGCGTTACCTGCGGGTTTAGCCAATTGTGGAGAAGCCCTTAATGCCTCTATTAAAAAATCAGATGAAGGACACCGGGTAATGATGAAAATGTCAAAACCCGCATCTAAAGGCGGTTGGCATGAATCACCAGAAGATTTTCAAAAACTTTATGCTTATTGCGTTCAAGATGTGGAAGCTGAAAGGGCCATTGATCAAATGCTTCCGGATCTTATTCCAGAGGAACAAACTATATGGTTTTTAGATCAGCTCATTAACCAAAGGGGGATTTATGTCGATTCAGAGGTTATTCGGAAGGCTCTTGAATTTATTGAGACTTACACTAAAATTCTCAACAATAATGTGGAAATTATATCCGACGGACACCTTGATGGTGTATCGAGAAGAACCGCTGTCTTGCAATGGTGCCATAATCAAGGTGTCCCAATCTCCGGATATACGAAACTTGATGTTCAACGAACACTTAAATTGCCAAATTTACCGGATTCGGTTAAACAAATATTGGAAACCAAACTCCAACTCGGAAAAACCTCCGTTAAAAAATATAAATCCATGTCCGCCAGTCAATCCGACGACGGAAGAATCCGGGACACCCTCATCTATCACGGAGCATCAACCGGACGATGGGCTGGAAAACTTATTCAGCTTCAGAACCTCCCAAAAGGAAATATCTCAGACACCAATCAAGCCATTCGATTATTAGAAAAAGAATCGCTCGAAGATTTTCAGATTTTTTATCCGGATGTAATGGGAACTCTTTCCAGTTGTATTCGGGGGATGATTGTGGCTGCTCCCGGAAACGATTTAATAGTTGCAGATTACAATGCAATTGAAGCACGGGTTTTAATGTGGCTTGCCGGTGAAGAATTAGGGTTAATCCAATTTAAAAACGGAGTTGATCTGTATGTCCAAATGGCACAAAAAATCTACGGGAAAAAAGAAATCTCGAAAACAGAAAGAAATCTCGGAAAAGCAGCGGTCCTCGGTTGTGGTTATGGGATGGGGCGGGAGAAATTCTTTCAAACCTGTTGTAATTGGGGTATTGAAATTTCACAAGAAATCGCGGATGTTGCGGTTCGTACCTACCGTGAAACGTACAAAAGAGTAACACTTTTTTGGTATCAAATGGAATTATCTGCTTTAAATGCGGTTAAAACGAAAGATAAAATTCCAGGGATTGTTACTTGGTTTCTTGATAACACATCCCTTCAATGCAGATTACCGTCGGGAAGAAGTTTAACTTATAATCAACCATCAGTTAAAAAAATAAAAACCCTATGGGGAGAGGAGAAAGATGCACTCCACTATTACGGCCTCACAAAAGTTGAGGGTAAAACAACGACGAAATGGGATCAACAACACACCTACGGCGGGAAACTCGTCGAAAACATCACACAAGCAGTTGCAAGAGACATTCTCGCCGCAGCCATGTTGCGTTGTGAACAAAAAGGCTATCCAGTTATCTTTAGCGTCCATGATGAAATCGTATCGGAGATTAAAGAAACTTTTGGGTCTGTCAAAGAATACGAACGAATATTGTGTGACAATCCAGCATGGGCCAATGGATGTCCAATTACCGCCGAAGGATGGCGCGGAAAAAGATATAAAAAATAGGAGATAAAAATGGAACCACTATTTAAACTTAACGATTGTGTACGCGTTAAAGGAACACCGTTCTGTTGGGTAGTGAAAAAAATCGAAAGGTATCAAGGATTAAAGTATCCAACACCCTATTATATGTATACTATTGGGGATGGGGATCATACAGAAGTCCATCCGGAAGATAGATTAGAGTTATTTTCGGAAGATGTTAAACAACAACCTCACTACACTCAATTTAAAATTCAACCGATTACTTTCATCATCGCTAATAATTTGAGCTACAACCAGGGAAATGTTATTAAATACGTTTGTCGATATAAGAGTAAAAATGGATTGGAAGATCTTGAAAAAGCTAAAAATTATATTGATTATTTAATTCAAGAATTAAAAACCGGAGAAGTGAAACCATGACAGATGTCTTTAAGAGAAAAGGAACTAAATTTGTTCCGATAGCAAAGAAAGCCGGTAAAATTGTCTCAATGATAAGACATAACGAGCGTATCTTTGTTGCAGCTGAAAACGGAGTTTTTATTTTATTTGATGAGAAATTCACACCTTTAGAAATAAAGAAAGGACCGTTTGAAGAATGAACATCCTTGCACTTGATCTCGGAACTAAATGTGGATGGGCTGCATTAGACCAAAATACTAGAACTGAAAGTGGAGTTTGGGATTTAAAACCATCAAATTTCCAATCAGCCGGAGAACGATTTAGAAAATTCAGAGAATATCTTTCTAATTTTACTCCAAATAATTATGTTGTCTTTGAAGAAGTGAGAAATCATCGCGCTGTCTTAGCCGCGCAAGTTTACGGTGGATTAGTTGCTATTCTTCAAACATGGTGTATTGATAATGGAATTGAATATCAAGGCGTCCCGGTCGGTACGATTAAGAAGTACGCGACCGGGAAAGGGAACGCGGATAAAACTGAAATGATTAAAGCGGCCAACCGATTATACCCTTCAATTAATATCCTCGACGATAACCATGCCGATGCACTCTGTTTATTACATTATGCACAAAACAATATAATTTTTTAAGCAGCCGGCGGTGTTGCTGGTGTCACTGCATTATGCAATTTAGTAATTTCTGCATTAATTGCAGTTGCAGCAGCTTCAATCTGCGGATCTACGTTAGCTGCGTTATCAATTGCTGATTGTAAATCAGCTACCTTTTGAGTTAAAGATAATACAGCGGCGACAACAGCTTGATCTTCAGCTTGTAAAGCACTAATTGAATCCATTAAATCTTGAATTGCAGACATGATTTTTTCCTCCAACTTTAAAATACGTTTATCAAAATTTTTTTCAAAATGAATATCAAACATTTTTTAGTTTGGATCTTGATATGTGCGTAACCATTGAGTTGAGCCATTAACTGTAATTTTTATGGCTCCTATTTTAGCCGCATTTGTCGTTGTATAACACGAACATGAATTTAATGCACCGGCTGTACAAGTATAAGCCGCAATTGCGGTTGTCGATGACGCCGGGGTAATTTGGGTAATATCAATTGTCTTTTTCGATTGCCCCGTAATCGAAGTCGGCCCAACAAAATTAATATCAGTAATTGCCCCTTTAGTTGTTCCGTTTAGATACATGTTTCCCGCCCAAGCAGATACGGATAAAAGCATTACAATTACTAAAATACTTGCAATTTTCTTTTTCATTTTCTTCTCCTTTTAATTATAAAAAAGATATGATTAACCCGGCAATAACTACCGAGATGTACCGATGAGGCTCAATTTGCCATACAAAAAGCCCTATACTACTCATCAAGATTATAATAAAACTACTTGTCAAAGCAAGTAAAATATCATTATTTTGGTGTTTTTCTATTGCTGATTTTGTAAACGAAAAAATAGCTGAGAGTAATATAAACCCGCCGACATACCCGGTTTCAAAACAAAATTGAAGAACTTCGTTATGGGCTTGATACCAATTTCTATGGTGCCATAACGGAAACAAAACTGGAAAAGATCCTAGCCCATACCCAAAAAAAGGTCGAGACTTGAGATCTTCATACATCTGAAACCATACTTCAGTTCGGCCATGGTCATTAAAATGATGGATATGACAAATTGAAATTCCCGATATTAATGTGCATAAGATAAAAACATTAACCGCCAATTCATATTTCGAGTTTTTACTTTTCACCCATATATAAAATAATATTCCAGCAGTCATTGCGCCGATCGCAAAACAACATTTGGTTAAGAAAACAGTAACGATCATAGTCACCATTTTCCAATATTTTTTAAAATAAATTGCGAATGGAATACAGATTGCAATAAACGATCCAGAATAATTCGGATGGGTCATAAATGAGGTAAGATTATTCGATGTAGTAAGTCTTGACCCCTGGATATTATTGATCTGCTGATATGGGTCCATTCCTAATGCTTGAAAAATAACATACCCGGCGGAGATATATCCGATCCACATTAGAGTTTTCATTATCAGTTCTTTTGACAATGCGGAAGTGACTACTTCCTGAATTGTTAAAAAAAACAAATAATAGATTAATATAAAACTTAATGGTTTATATCCCCAAAGATCTGCGACGACTTTAGAAAGGATCCGTTTCATCGGATCGTCGGAATAGAGTTCAAGCGGCGGGACCAAAAACTGATTAAGGATAATATAAAAAAGTAAAATATTTATCCAAATAAGTTTTTGTTTTTTAAATGAACCTTCAAGTAAATATGAGAAAGAAATAATTCCTGCAAAGAAAAGAGCCAAAAAATCTTTAGCTCTTAAATATTCAGTGACTGTTTCCGGTAAAATAGGAAAAAATCCAACAGCCAAACATAATGGAATCAGAATTAAACTTATTCTTAATAGAAAAAATTGCATTAAGGATTACATCTTTTAGTTTCTTCTAAGAGCATTTTTAAATCTGACGGATCAACACAGACACAATCATTCGGTGCCAGATCTCCTGTCTTTAAACTCTTAGGCGGTTTTCTGTCGCTGCTCGACTTTATCGGCAATATCGCGCAACTGTTGAGCAAGAGCGACATCGTTATGAGTGTCAACAATTTTTTCCACATTTTTAATATCATCCAATTTATGTTTTTTAGATAACGTTTCTGAAAGTTTATCTAATAACTTAATAATGAAAACAATAATGGTTAAGTAGGGACTCATTTCGTCAGCGTTGTTGTGTTTGTTGAGTTTCCGATTGCCGATCGAACGGCACCCAATCCAGCAGCGCCTAAAATAGTCCAGACCCATTCTGGTACTACATGGCCCGTCGCCATAAAAATCCCTAATCCGCCGGTTAAAAGAGCAATGATGTAAGTTTTTTTACCATCTAAAAATGTTTCGATTTTTGTTAATAATCCCATGATACTCTCCTTTTTTATTGGTTATCGAAAATTTTTTTTAATTGTTCTTGTGTATTCATTAGTGAGATCCTCTAATTTATCCAATCGTTTTGAAATATCTCCTAAATCCCTGACAGCTTCTTTTTGAGTATAATTATTGGCGTTAGCTGATACGACCGTCGATAATTGTGTTTGAACAAAATCAACTTTAGTTGACATTGAACTCGCCCACCATCCGGCACCGAAAGTTTGTGCGATCATTACTAAAAAAATACCTAACATGGATTGAGGTACTCTGATATATGATTTTACTGAGGGTACATCACCGTTGTTTTGGTTAGGCATTTTTTATCCTCCTTAATACCTCCGGATCGAGTTGTTTGTCTAAATAATTCTCCATTAAATCAATTAGCTTATATGAAGCAACTTTTTTGTTTTCTTTAATAAGCCATCTTAAAGCCTCTAGTTGTTGATAAGAAACAAAATAATTAACTGTGATAGGTATATCACTCAATGGTAGATGCCCCCATTATAAATACCACCGTTTGCAATAAATTTGTAATCATAAGCCTCATCAGCTCCTATATCCCAAGCACCAATTCTGGTTGTGTTATCTATATCAATATTGATATTATTTGACGAACCTAAATTTGTTCCTTTGTCGATGGAAACTGCACTTAATTTTAAATGATAATCATTGCTTCCCGTATTTACAAATTCTGCACTATTAGTTAAACTCGTTAAGCCCGAAGTCCCTGATGTATCACAGCTCCCATTACTCGTAAAAGTATCATATGTGCCTTGATAATCTCCGCTTGTATTTTGGCAAGCTAAATTATTTTTAACAACTTCTATTCCGCCACCTCCTGCTGTAATTCCCCATCCCCCGTTACCATAAGAAGTATTATTCCAAATTGAGTTATCGACACCCGTCGCAGACCCACTAAATTGAATACCATCGCTTTCTGACCCATAAACAATAGAGTTTTGAATATAATTAACCGGGTTCCCTGTATTTGCTGAATGACCTAATGTAACACCTCTAAAACTTCCGGCTCCTGAATTAACACAATTTTCGACGATTACATTTCTAAATCCTAAATTCCAGTTCCCAAACGTTGCTGAAGTAGAAGCACATGACGCATTAGTACCATTCGATAAATTTAACCCTATTCTTAACCACTCCGCCGTACTGCTATGGCTGCCTAAAGTTACCGTAATTGCCGCCGCATTAGATTGAACCTTACACCCGGTAGACGAAGTTCCATTATGTCTAAATCCTGAATCAACTCCGACAATCATATAATTTGTTGCATCTGAATTTGTTGCGGCCCCCATCGAAACAGTAAAGTTATCATTAAACGTTGCGTTTTCATGGCAGTTTATTCTGACAATTGCACTATCGGGCGCGCCACTAATATCAAAAGTATTTGTTCCATCTGAAACAGTATCCCCCGCCCCCAAATTGGTACAATCAGTTGTCGTCGTGCAAGAAATTAAATATTGAGTTCCTGTCATGTGAATTAAATGGCCTGTTCTCGCTCCCGCGTCCCATGTAACCGCCGCATTATCAGTAATACTGCTCCCAACTTTATTCGTCCAATTTCCAGTTTTTGCAAGATTAGAAGCCGCTTTAATATTTCCCGCTAAAGCTAAAGCTGTAATTGCCGTTGACGCGGCAGTATAATCACAACCAGAAGTACACCACGTTGTCTGAAATTCTGTTACAGCAAAAATTTTACTTGCTGGTAACATCAGCACTAGAAACAGTAGAAATCTTTTGACTAATAGCCGTTGTTGCAACCGCCTCCTCCTTTCCTAAAATTGTACTCGTATCAATTTTGTTCGCTCTCGTAACATAAGAGTCTATTGTATTTCCGTTTTTATCTTTAATATCAATATTCGTCTGTTGGAATAACGGGTCTGTAAATTGATAAAAATTTGTATTGTCTAAAGTAACCACAACGATTTTAAAAAGTTTTTTCTCATTATCTGTAAAATTAACTTCACTCGTCGGGATAATTCGTACAGCCTGACCATTAGGAGCAATTACCAAATAATAATCCTGAGCAAAAGATATATTAGTAAATAATAAAAATAATATTGTTAATGCCCAATACATAAAATATCTACTTTTTTACTTCCCATTGCGTTTTGATTAAAAATGATATTTGTTGCCGTACTTGTCCATGTCGAAGTCAATGCTTGACCAGATTCCCATCCAGGTATACAAGTCGGAACTGTTGTCCAGCCCGTCGGTTGAGCAAAAGTCGCTGTACAATTTCCGACACTTCCACTTCCTGTTGTTACTGTAAACGCTGCATTTGTACCCGCAACCGTCGGGGAAGTCCCGCAAGTTGATAATCCGGGGGTTCCTGTTCCCGATAAAGCTAAAGTTTTTCCTGAAACATTAGCTAACCCATCAACTGTAAAATTCCCACCGTTTATCTCATATAACGTACTGGTGTAAACATTGTTTAAAGCTATTAATGCTGAACCGCCAGTTGAGTTAGTCGGCATTGAAACTTTTAACACTGAACCACTTGTTCTTGTGGCGCTATCCGAAATTGTAAACCCATCACCTGTTGTAGCCGAGTTTGTCCAGAGATTCGTACCCGTCGAGGCTGTCCAAGTATTACTTCCTGTTGTACTTGTCCACGTTGAGTTGAACGAAGCTAAGTTAATCCCGCCATTTGTTGTTGGCGCAGTAATCTGATCAAAAGCTGTTGGAGTTGAGCTTGCAGTACAGCTCATCACACCACTCGATGAAACAGTACAAGATCCTGACATCACGACGGGATTAAACGTTGTACCGTTTGCAACTAAGATTGAACCTGACGTATTAGAAGATGATTTAATTCCGCCTGTTTGAGTAACAGTGAAATTTGGCGCTTGAATACTATTAACATCTGTATCAGAGTTGACGATAGCAAGCATAGCGCCACCCGTCGGGTTACCAACAGATCGACTTAGTTTTAAGACTGAACTACTAGCATCAAAACTTCCGCTGTCGCTAATCGTGAAGTAATCTCCTCCTGTAACGCCGCTTGTCCAGGTGTTCGTTCCCGTCGTCGAAGTCCAGGTGTTGCTACCCGTTGTTGAGGTCCAAATAGAATTAAATGTACTTAAATTTATACCTGCATTTGTCGTCGGGGCAGTAATGCGATCGTATTGAGTTGAAACAGTATTCCCACTACAAGTCATCACTCCTGCACTTGTAATTGTGCAAGCCCCCGACATGGCAATAGGTTTATAGCTTGTGCCGTTTGCAATCAATAGATTACCTGCCGTGTTAGTCGCCATGTATATATCATCACCGCTAACTGTTAAATCACCAGCCATCGTAACGTTCCCGCCTTGATTAACTGAAAAGTTAGGCGCATCAATAGACTTAACATCTGTATCTGTGTTGACTATCCCGAGCATAGCTCCGCCAGTAGGATTTCCATTTGAACGACTTAACTTTAAGATAGACGTTGTATTATTAAACGCCCCACTGTCTGAGATTGTAAAATAGTCTCCTCCCGTAACCCCACTCGTCCAAGTATTCGTTCCTGTGGTTGAGGTCCAGGTGTTACTGCCTGTCGTTGAGGTCCATATTGAGTTAAATGTAGTTAAGCTGATACCCGCATTAGTCGTTGGTGCAGTAATTTGATCGTAGGCGACTGAAGAAATCCCGCTTGTTCCATTAGAAGCTGATGTAATGCGACCTTTAGAATCAACTGTTAAATTTGTGTTTGTATAAGAAGTTGCAGATACAGTTGTATTAGCAAGAGTTAATGATCCTGTTGATGAAATTGTTGCATCACCACTCATCACAACAGGATTAAATGAGGTGCCATCCGCAACTAAAATAGATCCGGATGTGTTTGATGATGATTTTATTCCCCCCGTCTGTGTAACAATAAAATTCGGGGCTTGAATACTCGCGACATCCGTATCAGAATTAAATATACCTAACATTGATCCACCAGTCGGATTACCATTTGATCGACTTAATTTTAATACCGAAGTACTAGAATTAAAAGCGCCGCTATCACTAATAGTAAAATAATCACCAGCAGTAACGCCACTGGTCCAAGTGTTCGTTCCAGTTGTGGAAGTCCAGGTATTACTTCCCGTTGTCGAGGTCCAAATAGAATTAAATGTACTTAAATTTATACCCGCATTTGTCGTCGGAGCAGTAATATGGTCGTAAGCAACAGTTGGAGTAATATTAGAAATCGCCGTCGTTACATAAGCTGTCGTCGCTACTTTTGTAGAGTTATCTGATGCCGCTTGTGTTGTAGCAGTATCACCACTATTTAACGTACAAGACGATGATGAGCATTCTGTCGGAGCTGCTGTACAACTTTCTGAATTTCCGCTTGCATCTACCCCAAGGGGATAATTTCCGGATGAGCAGTTTGTACCATTTCCAGCTAAAGACGTTGCTGTTGTTGCATTACCAATTAATGCCCCCGTAAACGAAGGTGCAATAACATCACCATCTCCCTGTACTATAAAATCAGACGACCCATGAATTGTAAAAAATGTCGCATTACCCGCTGCTGAAGTCCATGTATTCGTAAACGATCCAAAATTTATTCCTGTATTTGTCGTCGGTGTTTTAAGTGTATTATATGGAACTGTTGCATTACTGCCCGCACAAGTCATAACCCCGGCACTCGTGATCGAACAATCTCCACTCATAGCTTTACTGGCCCATGTGGCACCATTCGCAATCAATAAATGACCGGCAGTTGCGGTTGCATCACTCACATCAGTCAACCCGCCTAAAGAAGATGATCCACCACTACCTACACAATTGGTAAATGCTCCGCCATTTTCAGAACATTTTAATTTTCCGGACATAAGATCAAAATACATTCTCGCTTGTCCAGAATTAGAAACTGACGGTGCGGGATTTATACCATTAAAATTAAGAAGATCGTCAGTACAAACAGAATATCCGTCGATACTGACATCACAATCAGCCCATGCATTTGAAATCAATAATAGAAAACATAAACTATTTATTAATAAGTTCTTGATCAAGCTGCTTCTCCTGAATAGCTTTTGTTACCCGTAACTCACGGACTTCAATTCTTTTAATTCTCGCTGCTAAATCTTCACTTGCACTTTCCAATTCAGTTTGTTTCTGTGATAAATCATTTTGCTTTATCAGTAAATCAGCTTGCTCTTTTTTTAAGTTTTCCTGATCAGCATTAAGTTGTGCGGTTTGTGTTTGGAGTGTAGTTTGATCTGTTAGTAAAACTGCACGATCGGTATTTAATTGATTTTGATCTGAAATCAATTGATCTCTAAGAGTTGAAAAATTAGCTAAATCACTTTCATACTGAGCATATTTTTTTTCGAACTCATTTAATTCCTCATTAAATTTAGCTCGGGCGTCATTAAGTTCACTATCAGACTTAGTTAATTCATTTTCGTGAATTTCAATTTCCTGTTGGTGTGTTTCAGTACTATTTAATTCATCTTTTAAATCCTGTTCTTTCTGGTCTAATTCTTTTTCTCGATCAGATAATAATTTACTCTCATTCAAATTATTCTGAATTAAATTATCTAATTCAATCTGTTTCGAATCAACTTCTTTTAATTTTCCATCTAACTCTTTTATTTTTTCATTTGAAACATTAGATAGACTTTGTAAAGCTGCATCCAACTGATTTTTAAGATCAGATACCTGAACGGATAAATCAGTTTTCGTTTTTTCTAAACCATCTATTTCAGATTGGAGTTCCTGATTTTTATTTCCTAATGAAATAAAAGTTTGAGATGCATCAAAAATTTTTCCATTCAAATCAGCTATTTGGTCCTGTAACTGTTTCAGTTTTTCTTCGTCAGTCATTTTATCTTCCCCCTAAAATAACCGTTGCGTATACAACTCCTGTAGTATTAGCCGCGGTACAAGTCACTTTAATACTGTCCCCTCTCTGAATAGGAACCGGAAATGTCGGTACATAAACATAATTTGACGCTGAGGTAAGATTAGATGTATTCAACACAACATCATAGGTTGACCCATCAGCAGATACACGAGTAACAGTTACAGTTTCCGTGATATTTACAGATGAGTGAAGAAAAACACCGAGAAGAAAAGTATCACGTTGATACAATGGTGTTGCTGTCATAGTAAATCCAACACCGGGAACTAATGATAGAGTACCTGTTGTTTTTTCAAATTCATGTGAAATTGACATAAAAATATCTCCTTTTTAAATTACCATTCAACTAAACAAAATCCTGAACCGCCATTACCTCCGACGGTTCCACCTGTATCTGTACCTCCGGCTCCACCGCCGGCTCCTGTATTTGCTGTCGCTGCATGTCCGGCTTCATTACTATTTGCGTTATTAGCACCTGTCCCACCAGCACCGAATGGTGTGCCTCCACCGCCGCCGCCCCCATTAGTATCTGCATCAGCCCCATTCCCGCCCTGAAGTCCCGATGTTCCTCCGGTTTGCGCACTAGCATCAAAACCACCTGCCCCAACGCCTCCCGCACCATATAAACCAGCGCCGGCAGACATTTGTCCTGCACCCCCGCCCGAGACAGTAACAGAATCAAATGAAGTATTTCCTCCTACCGTCCCATTAACACCGGCGATATTTGCGGGTGTTCCACCTGCACCACCGGCACCAATTGTAACAGTTAAAGCTGCACCCGGAGTTACAGTTAAAGGATATTTTAGTAATGAAGCACCGCCGCCACCGCCGCCGCCACCTTTAGACGGAGTTTGAGCGCCGCCAGCACCACCGCCTCCCCCTGCAACCATCGTTAAATAAACTTTAGTTACGCCGGATGGGACATTAAAAGTACCGCTAGAAGTGAATAATTGTCTACCTTGCGTTGTACTGGTTGATGCAATAGAAACATGCCAATAGGTTCCGTCTGATACTAAAATTGCTAAATCATTTGCCGCTGTCGTATAATTCACCGATCCGGGCATTTTTAAATTTCCACTCGTCGAGAGAGTCAACGCTCCTGCAAAATAAAGAAAAGCAACCGTTCCTGCGGCGTGAATTGTAATCGTATTTATTTGTGTTGTACCTGTAATATTAAAAACATTTCCGTCAGCACCTAATGCAATCGTATTTGCAGATGCGACATTTGCGCCTTTTTTAAAACGCAGAATCCCACCCATCGTAAGATCTGTATCAGACTGAAGAAGTTCTTCGATCGTCTTATATTCAAGAGCTGTTGCGCCACTATTAGCTCTTAGAATTTTTAATGCGTTTCCGCCAATCGACGGTAAACTAATACTAGCCGCACTTGCCGCCGCTGCTGCTGCACTTGCCGCCGCCGCTGCTGCATCAGTTGTTACTTGGGCAGCATCCGCCGCGACTTGCGCTGCCAAAGTTGCGTCAATCCCCGAACTCGTATTCACATAATTAGTAAGGCCATCACCTGTTGAGTTCCATCCAATTAAATAACTGGCCTGTGCCGATGGGAAAGAAATACTTTCTGTTGCGCCGACCGGTAATGTAATACTGCGGTCCGTGATTTCTTTTAACTGAACAACCATCATCGTCATTAAATCTAATTGATTTTCCAATTGAATCGCGGGCAATGTACCTTCAGTCTGCAAATCTGCTGATTGAGTATAGGGTACAATTCTTTTAATAAGAGAATACTCATCGGACGTAGGTGCAACTGAGTAAGTAACAGTTCCTCCTTCCGACGTGGAATTAACTGTCGCTGTGTAATCTGAATCTAAAGTTAATGGGCCTGTTGCAACTCCTGTTGCAACATCAACTTTATAGATAACTAATTCGGAAGTATCAAAAATCTTAAAAGAAAAAGAAAAAGTTACTTTCGAACCATTTCCTAATTCTGAAACTTTATTATTCTGATTAATGACTGTCATACTGAATCTCCTGCAAGAATTTTATCATTGATTAATAATTTTCGAATAAAGTTTTTCTATTCTTTTTTTCTCATTCGGCGATGCATTACTTGACTGAAATCTATTATATTTTTCCCCAATAATTTCATCCATTCCGCGACGATCTTCCGGCTTAGATTGCTGATAATACTGCAATGCACGATCAATTTTCATCTTTTCTAAATGCCGAATATTGTCAGGTTTCTCGGATTCCTCTTTTAATTTAGCCGCTTGTTCTTCCGATAAATCACCTTTATTTATGAGATGATCAACTAATTCAGTATTTCCGGAACGAAACGCTTGAATAACCCGTGTATCCATATCGGCTTTATTCATATTATCAGACGACTTAGAAAAACGGCCTAACCCCGTCGATATAAGCCCCCATCCTAAAGGTGATTTATCATCTTCTCTTTGTCCATAATTAACTGCTCCTGTTAAACCGATTGGAGCCGGAGTAATATGAGTTAAAATATTCCAAAAACCATTCACATTTTTCTCTAATGCGGAGTCACCTTTCCATATATTTCCGCCAAAATAATTTACCCCACTAGTCGCCGTTATTCCGGCAGAAACCATGGGCGATAGTTTTCCTTCTGCATAACGAGCAAAACCCGGCGCACCTTCAGATTCTATCATATCAGTCCCAAGTTTCATTAATTCTCCTGGTGCGCCACGGATAGAATTTACATAAACATCAGGAGACACTTCCGCCTCTAATTCATGTCCCTTTTTATTTTCAAAAGTTGAATGTCCGGTACGCATATAATTAAGAGCATTATTTAAAACCAATCCTCCGAGAACTGCGGAACCCAATGTCCAACGCGCCTGAGATCCTGCCGGACCTAAATCACTAAACGCATATTTCGTTGCTAATAAATTCGAAACAACCCAATCCGGTGCTAAAAGAAAAAAACGCATTAACGCTTGTGATGTTCTATTTACCCCTAACGCTTCCCAATTTAACCCTCCAAATTCCGCATTGGTCGCTTTTGCATAACCGAGTTCGGCTTCTCTCAATTCGTCTGCTGTTGCTCGCGGATTTTTCCCTTCCCATAAAGCCATATTCTTTGAAAAAGTTGTCACCTTAATATACCGCTGCATTCCATCAAAAAGTAATTTAGTATTTGCTTCTGAAATCTGATTTAATTCTTTTGCAACCGGTGCTTTTAAAACTTTTGAAAAAATATCATCCCCTTTATTAATATCACGAAGAACATCTTGTACCGCGTGAGTAACCGTCGTCGAACCATTAGCACCTAAAAAACGTAATTCTTGTTGCCTAAAAACAGGATCATTCATTAAATTATTTTTCAAAACATTTGGAATATCAGATAAAGTTCTCCATCCATCAAGAGAAGCCATTGTCTGCGCCGCAAAAGTATAATGATGAAAAAAAGAAAAACTTAAAATTCCGGTTTTTGCGATACCTTGAACCGTATTCGCGGTTTTCCATCCAGGAATTAATTTCATATAATTTGGATCAGTCAATGGCCGTAATCCATCAGCAATCCCTTTGGGTGCAGCAAAAATTCGATTATACCGAAGTTGATTTTTATTCTCATCTAATAAAGGTTCCCCCGTCTGAGGATCATGTAAAAGTGATAGTTTTTTCATCGTCCCGATTTGTTGCCATCCTTGAGGTAAAGCACCTTCACGAATCCATAAACCCAATGGAATAGGTTTTAAATTACTCATCGCATCCATCATCTGTCGCGCATAATTAACTGCAGTCACTTCTTGATTATGAGTTAATAAATTATCCGCATAATCAGTTGTATGAAACTCTTTTCCATCAGCAATTGCCAAAAATGGATCTGGATAATATCGCTGTAATCCGTGTGCTGAAAATCTTTTCGTAACCGAAGTCAATTGTTTCACATGGTCAGAAAGAGGTTCCGGTTTATAAAGACGAGAAGAATGATAATTCTCTCGAATCTCATCAATTGTCCCAAATGCCTTAGAAACAATCCCCGCTTCCTCATAATATTGTTTCCCTTCAGCTAAAGCAGCCAACATTTCCTTCGACGGAGAAATAGCCTTTTCTAATTCAGGTGTTAATTGAATTAGTTTTTTTGATAAATCTGATATATCATCTTCACTAATGGCCGCGTCTTTTTTACCTTTTAATTCATTCAATTCAGTTAATATCTCTTTTGCAGCACTCTGAGGATCAGTTAAGGCTTTATTCAAAAATTCTTTTGATCTCACCATCCAAAACATCCCTTGACGCTCAACTCCATCCACAACCGATGTCTTAATATCTTGATTCAAATAAACCCCCCGCGCCCATTGCTTATCTCGACCTCCTGCAAATTTACTACGAATATCATCAGCAGTAACTTTTGCACTCAAACTTAATGTCAAATTTAATGGTTCTAGTTTCACATATTTAAAATCTTTTGATAAATCCGTGACACTCTCAGCATCTTGCGGCAATGGTTCAATTGACGGATAATTTAATTCATCAGGAATCCCACTTCCACTTTTATTTAAAACATTTGGACGAACTTCACCTTTAGCCGGCGGTGCTTGAATCCGAGAAGTTTCATCTTTCGAATATTCTAAATTCTTTTCAAGAGCATCCATTAACGCATGAGAGCCTTGTCCCAAAACATCCGACGCAGTTTCTTGTGCCTGTTTATCATTTAAACCCAAATCTTTTAATCCTTTGATAAATTCTCCATGTTGAGCTAACCCATAATGCAGACCCATACCCCCGCCGAGAATAGTTCCAAAAATAGCATTATGTGCAATATCAGTTAATGTTTTAACGACTGATTCTTTTCCTTTAAATGGTTCTGCCCCCGTCGCAAATTCTGCTGTGTCAACAGTACCCGCCTGTGCCGCCAATCCCACTCCCCCCGCCGTCGCCGTTTGCGCAATTTTACTAATTGTTGCCCCTAACATCTTTGTAAACCAAGGTTCAACTAATTCCCCAACTTTTCCAAATCCTAAAGCCATAACACCACCTGCGGGCGCACCAATTGCAGTTGCTAACGCATTTGCTTCCGGCGTTGTCCGACCTTGTGATTTAAACTTACCAAATTCCTCTGCTGCAATTCCTAATCCCGCAGCACCCGCAATTGCACCGGTCGCAATAGCTGATGAAGAAAGTGCCGCTAATCCCATATATCCTGCAATAGTAGGAGCCGCACCGATTAAATCATCTAACATATTCGGCGTAAAATTCGAAAATTTTTCTCTTAAACTCTTTTCACTACGTTCCTGAAGAATCATCCCCGCCCGAGTAACCCGACTTCCAAGATCACCGAAGGGGGTTTGATCCTTTATATTATCACCTAGCCACGACGTTGTTGCCCCGATCGTATGTTGTAATTGCACAAAAGGTTTTTCAATATCTTCTTTTCCGCGCTCCAAAAGAGAAACTGGGGGTTTAGGTTCTTTATACTGAATAGGATTTGATCTTCCTAATTTATCTATATCCTGAACAGACATAGACGAGGGAACCCCTGGCGCCGCCGGCGTATTAGAAAACATATCTTGAATTTCATTGTATGCAACTTCAGGCATCATTTACCTTTCATGGCTTTTAAAACTTTTTGTCTATCAAGATCGTCTTGTTCTTCTTTTGAAATTTCAACAATAGGCATTCCGTTTTTATCATGTCCGGTAATTTTCTTTAAACCGTATTTCGTAGAAATAGAATCTCCAATCGCAATCCCCAATGCTTTTTGAGCAATTGCAGACGGAGTAAATGGCCGACCTTGTGAATCCCGATCTTCTGCTTTTGTTTGATCGGATAGCTGAATATATTTTTCAATCGCGTCAGTTTTCGCTTGCCAGTCTTGATCTTTTCCTTGTGATTTCATCCAATTATTAATAACATTATACCCACCAACATATTTATCCATTGCTTCTTTAGGAGCCTCTTTTGACCCAAACAAACCAAAAAATCCGCCTTGTTTTTTAACCGCTTCTGCTTGTTCCGGATCATGCGCTCGTAAAACCGCATCTCGTAAAGGTATCGCTAATTTAGTCAACATCATTCGATGATCCGCCGGAGAAATAAATCCATCATTAAATGCTTTCGTGATTTCAGTATTAAAATTTACTAAATCCGAAACAGTTTTTTCTTTCGGTATAAATCCGGATTTAATATGCATATCCGCTGCATCAGCAAAAAATTTTGCCATTGCTTGATCACGCTGCTCACCGTTTTCTTGAGGATATAATTGCAATGCCATTTTTTGAAGTTCAGTTTTAAGCTGTCCGTCTGGAAACTTATCAATCATATTCCAGTCCACATCTCTTTTCGCAATCATGTCAAAAACTTGTGGACTATCTATTAATGGTTTTGATATTTGATTCCATTGAGCCTGTTTCGCAGCCCCTTCTAATCTTTTTGTCGCAATTTCCTGTAAACCGTCCAGCTCTTTTGGATTAGTTCGAAATGCCTCTTGAACAGTTGGCTCTTGTAAAAATTGATTAGCTTGCGCTGGATTATTACGGAGCATACCATAAAAAGCCCGAGTCATTACTGTAGGAGAAAAACGTGTTTCTAACTCAGCAGCAGATTCCGGATGTGCCGCGGCAAAAGCACCTGCAACCAATTTTCCCCCGATACTATGGAGAGTAGTGAGATCCTGAAGTTTTTCTATATAAGGCTTATCAGATGATCCGATTTGTTCTGCTGTATTAAAAGTATCATTCAACCCGCCGGGACCATTAATTAATTTATTTTTATCCAACGCCTCTCGTTGAGAAAACTCCCACCGTTGCTGATTAAGAATCATCGCCCGATTAAAATACGGATCCGAAACCCCTAAAGCTAATTTAACTCGCGGATTAGATGCTTGATTCTGAACTGCCTCCAAATTTTCTTTCATCATTGGTAACAACATTTCAGTTACCTTTTCCGGTTGATCAGCATACTGAACTTTCATCTGCTCAAGAGTTTTAAATGTATTCATTTCAGCCTGAGCTGATAAAGTATTTTTTTCAGCCTGATCCATTAAATTTCTTTTTTCAATAGCAGCATTAAATAAAGTTCCCGCAGCCTGTCCACCTAACTTCTCACCGGCCTGAGCTTCCTGTAATCCAGAAGTATCAACACCCGGAGTTCCGACAACCGAAGATGCTAAAGATCGACGATATATTTGAGGTATCTGAACCATTAACCCATAATCCCTTCATTTTTATTAACCGATTGTTGATTAATCTTTTTTGTTGGATCAAACATCCCCGATTTATACGCAGACCCCGCCGCTGTCCCAATCGTTCCAACACCCTCTGTAATTCCTGCAATCAATGCGGCTCGACCTTTATTTCTCGTTATTGCTGCTTCCTGTTGTGCTAAATTATATTTAGCCGCACCAGATTTTAAAATCGAATCGACTTGAGACTGTCCGTATTTTTTAGATTCTGCTAAAACCAAGGACGGTGATCCTTCTAAAGAAACACCATTTGCTAAGTAAGCTAACCGTTGCTGCCCTATTTGCTGATTCTGATTATATGCTTCAT